ACGATGGCGGTACGGTTTCTGGGCGAATATCCATGAACCACCCCAACCTCCAACAAATTCCGGCACGAGATCCAGAACTGGGGCCATTGATACGCAGCCTGTTCTTACCGGAAGAGGGAGACCAGTGGGCGGCTATAGATTTCTCGCAACAAGAACCACGGATCTTGGTTCACTATGCACATTTGTTTGGTGAACAAAGGAACCGTCCGTTGAAAGGAGCTAAAGAGTTTGTGGACAGTTACAACGAAGACAGTAGCACAGACTTCCATACAATGGTTGCGGAGATGGCGCAGATCCCTCGTAAGCAAGCTAAGACAATTAATCTTGGCATGATGTACGGCATGGGTGTTAACAAACTGGCCGATCAGCTAGACATACCCGTAGATGAAGCAAAAGGTATCGTAAGTCAGTATCACGATAGGGTTCCGTTTGTAAAAGCTTTAATGAACGGTGTTATGAACAGACTGAACGAAAAGGACAGTCGGGGTGCTTTACGTTCTTTGCTCGGACGTAAGCTACGGTTTCCTTTGTGGGAGCCAGATAGTTTTGAAATGAACAAAGCTTTACCTTACGAGGAGGCCGTAAAAACTTATGGAGATACCACACGTTTGAAACGTGCATATACATACAAGGCTTTGAACCGTTTGATCCAAGCGTCGGCTGCGGACATGACAAAGAAAGCTATGGTGGACATATATGAAAGCGGTAGATTGCCCCTGATTCAGATCCACGACGAGATAGCAATGTCAGTAAAAGATACCGAAGATGCAAAAAGTGTTGCAAAGATGATGGAAAATGCTGTACCATTAAGTGTGCCTAGTCTCTGTGACGTTGAGATCGGCCCCTCTTGGGGGGAATCATCCGTTTGCACGTTTTAAATCCGTCGGAGACTTTGGGTTAACTGCTCGGCGGGGTCTCATCCCTGAGTTACCTCGTTTTAACTGCCGTCGAATCTGCTTTTCATTGGTTTGCTGATTCGGCGGTTTTTTTCTTGCCATTTCCCATAACATCCTATATTCTTTTACAAAAGTAGAGAGGATTATATATGGACACCGAAAAATGGAAGAGCGTTCTCGTTCCGATAGAGGTTTACAGAGAAATTAAATCTATTGCTCAAAAGGAAGGACGCACGATCAGCGGACAACTTCGAATAATATTTGAAAAATATAAGCAAGAACAAGAAAACGCTTGACTTATCGCATAAACTCATATATCTGGGACGTACCTCATAAAAAGATGTGGACGCGCCTCAGTAATCTACCATAACGGATACTGGGGCGTTTTCATGTCTGACCATACGAACCAAGACGATTACATAATAGCTTTAAAACATACAAACGATTTGATTGATGAGCTAATCGACGGGGACTTTGACGCGGGCGCAGCATATACTGGCATTTTAGTAGCGACTTTTTACAGATTACTTTTAGGCAGTCCTGACAAACAGGACGTAACGGGCATAATTGGCAACGCTCTGGCGTCTGCATCTGTCCATGTAGAACTAAAAGAACATATTTTATCAGACATCCATTGACTTTCTAATATTTCTCCCATATACTCCTATACATTATCTTATGATGAGGAGTAAGTTATGGAAATTCAATTACAATTAAACTTGGACCATGAGCCTAGCCTAGATCATTGGGCATCTAGGCTTGCTGATGATGATATAGCTACAGGCTATCACACAAATTGGGATGCGGCATACGAGAGTGCTTGGCGGTTTATAGAGGATGATACTCTATGTCATGAAGAATACAGGTGGTATTGATGTCTAAACGCGGTTTTGGAAAAGCAAAGGCAAGTGGCGCGGGGATCAAAAAAGGCAGTAAAGCCGGTTTGATTCAACATTTTGATGAATACGAACAATATTTTGGAAAGGAGGCAACAATGGCTAGACAGGGAAAACAAAAAGCGTACAGTTCCTCAGTCTCTAAAGAAGGTATGTCTTTGGGACAAAGATTAAGCGTTGGAGCTATGGGAAATGTAACACATAGCGGGCGTGGTCATGGGCGTAAAACAGCGCACGGGCGTCGTAAAAAAAAGGCTGTTCGGTTTAAAGGTAAGAAAGATAGCATTCATTTTTTAGAAGCCTTGGTCACAGATTACAGGTTGGACCCAAGAGGAAATAAAATTTTAGACGAATTCTTTGAATCCAATCGAAATTTGGTTTTAACTACAGATTGGGCAAATTTATTATCTCGACAGACTCAATATTTTGATTGTGATGTAATATGGGAATATGTTTACGAAAATTATAAGAACATATATCCAGACGAAGATGTACCACCAAGTCCGGATTGTGTACTTCCGGCTGAAAATGTTGCTTTGTATTTATCTGGTTTGAATATGAAAGATTCACTGCATACAAACCCAGTAGAAGTTTTGTTTTTATGCATCCCGCAAACTGCGAATTTGGAGCCAAATGATCCTTATTTTAGAAGACATTTTCACGTTTTTTTAATCGCAACAAGTGATGCAGACCCGTTAAATTACGTTGGCTTAAATAGAAATGCCACAGAATTTACAATGCCCCTACCCCTTGGAAATATTGTAGTAGCCGATACAGAACAAGGTTCTGACCATGCTTTTGAAAACATATTACTTTACGAAGAAAACGTTTGGAATAGAATGAGAGAAGAAGCTGAAGAGATGCTTCGGATAGTTGCTGCTATGCTCCAAACGATAAACCAACCAAGATACGTTAGAAGATCTCAACGTGATGTGTCGCAGATCAAAAGACAACGTATAAAAAATGCACTGGGTAGATACATCCCCGACGCATGGAATATGATTTCATGGAATGTTGATGAACCTGTTGTGGCTAAAACTAGTGAAGAAGGAACAGGGTCAAGGCAAGGTCTGCATTACAGAAGAGGACATTGGCGCAAAGCCGAGTCACACTGGGAGGGCGCACGTTGGAGTGAAACGCGCTTGCGTTGGGAAAAATATATCCACGGCTATGAAGCCGGACATCCGAAATATGGTGTTTTAAAAAGTTATCATGTACCAAGAAAGGATAAATAATGATGGATGATAGAGTTTGCTTGTTTTATGTCGCAGACCGTTTACAAGAGATAGTAGATGGAGAAATCACGGCAGAAGAGTTCTTGCGTGAACTTAACCACAATATAGGCGTGAACGCACGTTGGAAACGCAATAACCCCGACGCATTAGTCGCGGATCTCCCGCCAATAAAAGGTAAAACAAAAGCACGAAAGAAGTATAGATAATGGGCGATGAAGCGTTAACAGATTGGCAAGAAGCACTGTTGAAGTTTTTAAAAAGACAGGTGGATGATCTTGCTGATGAAAGTAAAAGAGATGATGCACGGCCACGGATCGAACAAGAATTGTTTGCCGCTCGCGAAGAATTAGACGACTATGTAGAAAATTTAAAACTTTCTGGCGTAAACATAGAACACTGCCGAAGATCGTGGATGAAATAAAAGGAGGCCAAAATGGCAACTATCAGACAAATAAAAAAAGAAGGGCGACTGCCCGATTACTTTTACGTCATGCCCAACCAAGACCGAATCGACATTATGGTCACCCGAACCAAATCAGGCAACCAATACACTTGCGTACTGCCCGCGCCCCACTTTTCAAAGACGTTCGAAAAGATGAACGAAATGCGGGCCTACTTCGACGAACACTTTGAAAATTAAAAATCGTTTAAAAACAATTAGTTAGGGTGCGACAACTTGTCGCATGGTAATGTATAAGACTTTATGATAAGATCTTATACATGGCAGTTGGTGAAGCTCGTTAAGGACTGTTTATATTATAACCAATTAATATGATTAGTGATTAAACCTCAAGTAGCCAACTGTCAGCAAAACGTTATTTGACAATTGAATATTTCATCCGACTAGGGAAACGCCCGATCATGTCAGTTTTATAAAGTTATGGAAAAATTAAAATGTCAAAAAATGAGTTTGAAACACGCGACGGAAAAGTCGTCATCAACACTATCGAAGATTTAGATAAGTTCGAAGCGGAAAAATTTCCCGACGGCATAAGGGCCAAACGTAAACGGGACTTCTTCGATGACGGCGAGTATAGCGGTTTTAATCTAAGCCGTTTTGGCTACACCGACCTATTAGCCGCCGAGTGTCACGCGCTTCGTGATCTCATGCAAGGATTAGTAGGTTATAGCTACGGGTGTCCATTCGATCCACATGTCATAACGCACAAGGACGATGATGGAAACGAGTGGTACGAAGTATATACGATGTAAATTGAACCACGGACCCCGCTTCACGGCGGGGTTCTTTTTATAGGAGGAGATAAAGGACGAATGATTAAAAAGCACGAAGATCTGATCGTGGCCCTGTTGATAGTTTTGATGACTTTAATTTGGATTATCGGGGTTGTTACAGAAATTTGGTAAATAGAGGGCGGTACAAAGGTATCGCCTTTTATATATATAGAGGAAAAAATAAAAAAAATAAATTTGCGTTTAGGGGGTGTTACCGGTGTTACCGTGTTACTTTTGTATCTATCTATATATAAATAAACAGTTTTTCGGTAACATTTTTGGGTAACACCTTTATTTTATTGGTGTTACTTTTACCTTTCTTATATATATTCTTATATATTCTCACACTAGATTTAATGTTTTTTGCTTGTTATGTCTCGATTTATAGCAAAATAAAGAGGCTAAAATGGTTACCACAACGTCAATTCCAAAGGGTTTGGTGTTACGCCCTAAGAAAAAACCCACCGGAAAACGATACACAAAACAAAATCCAGATGAACATCGTGGCCGCAAACGTTTAAACGAAAACTCGCCACTTACTCGAAAACAAGAGAAATTTGTAAAAGAACTGGTTTCGAATGATGGCACCATTACAATGTCCGAGGCGGCAGAACGTGCGGGGTATACTCCGAAGTCGGCACCTGTTCGAGCATCTCAAATGACAAACCCTCATATAAGTCCACATGTTTGTGCAGCTATAAAAAGGTATCGGGACGAACTTGACTCAAAATTTGGTGTTACTTACTCAAGACACGTTAGAGATCTACAACGCATTAGAGATCATGCATTAGAGAACGGCGCTTATAGTGCAGCCGTTCAAGCTGAATATAGACGCGGACAAGCACAAGGTGACATTTATGTAAGTAAGTCTGAGATCCGGCACGGCAGCATTGATAGCATGAGCAAAGAGGAAGTCCAAAAAGCTTTGGATGAATTAAAGAAAACATATGGTGCAATTGACATTACCCCAGACGAAGATGGAATCAGCCCTGTACCAACAATTGAGGGCAGCTTCGAAGAGGTCAAAGCGTAAACTTATACTTACGCGAATCGAAAACTGGGCTAGTCAAGGAATTCCAGATCTTTTGATTTGTGACGAAACGGGCAAGTTTCACTTTGTAGAATTAAAATTTGTAAAAGCTAATGCTGTTAATTTAAGTCCGCATCAAGTTGCGTGGCATATCAGGCACAAGCATTCTAGCTGTTGGACCATAATTAAAAAACAAAACAAGCCGGACAGTGATCCGGTTCTTTTTTTGTATCATGCTGAACAGGCAATGGATTTAAAAGCTAATGGTTTAAAAACTAAACCAAAACTGCATCAAGAAAAAAAGTTTGTGTGGGATGACGTTTTCGACTTGATTTGTCCTATCTAATCCCATAAACTTCTATACATCATAAACATGAGGAAATAATGATATGAACCATTTTGAAGTGGAGCGGCATTTAATAAATGAATTGAATGCTATGAACGAAAAATTGCAGTTATTGCAAGGTGCTATAAATAGCCCAGATCTGGATAGTTTTTTTGATGCCGGAGATCATGGTGTCAACTTTAGAAAAACTATTGTGGATTCATGCCAGAAAGCCATCATGCATTTAGAGATTGCTCATGTGAACTGGCGCAGTGCTACTAAGGCGGAACATGAAAAACTTTTGAACCGTTTCCAAAATTTAGGGGATAATGTAAATGTTCCTACTTAATTGGATTGGCCGCCTGTTATATGGCAAGGAATATGACCGCTTGTATCAGCAAGCAAATAAACCAAAAAGACGCCGTAAGAGATAGGAGGTAAAATGAAAGATCTTGAAAAAGCGTTGCGGGAAAAATTAGAAAAGGATCTAGGTAAAGGTTCAAAAGATTGGCTAGATGAGCATCTAATTATTGATATGCCCGACACTAAAAAAGATAAGTAAAAAATTACCCCGCTTGACGCGGGGTTTTTTCTATCCTACTATATGGGAGAAATCTTATATATGAGGTGTTTATATGATTGAAAATACAGTAGATGAATTTATCAAAGATATTCATAACGCAGAAAGAAAAGCAAATGATTTACGTCAAGAGTTAAAAGACGTGCAATGGAAAATGAATAAACTTTCGCAATGGTTTACTTATGGTGGTGCAACGTCTTTTGAAGAATATTTAAAGGGATCTGATAATGATTAGAACTGTAGAAATGTCGCGAGCTAAAAAGACGGCCGGAATAGCTGTCACTTATAGAGCGGGAGAAAATGACATGTTTGGAACATGTCCCGCTGCTTGCAATTTAAACGATAGCGGCAAGGGCGCGGAAAACGTTGATAAAGAATATTTAGACGCGCTATTAAATGCGAAACCAACAAAAGGTTTTTCTTTTACTTATTCTCATTTCCATTGGGAAAAATGGATTGATAAAGTGAGATCCGTCGGGAAAACTATTATAAATTACAGTGCGGATAATTTAGCCGACGCAATCAATAGCTTTGTTTCTAATGTTCCTACGGTGACAGTTGTTCCGGAAATTAAATGGAATGGATCTAAATATTTTCATGTTCAACGTTCGGATATACCCGTCTCGACGGTTAAGGTCGTGCGCTGTCCCGCAGAATATAAAGATATCTCTTGCAATGATTGCGGCAATGGCGAACCTCTTTGCGCTCGCATGAATAGAAATTTTATTATTGGTTTTACCGCGCACGGTCCCAATAAAAGAAAAGCAGCAAGTAAAACCGAGCAAGGCGGATGTTATGGCGCTCAAGGGAATTGCCGCATATGGTGGAACGATACCGCCAAAAGCAAACAACCCGACGAAACCGACGGAGAAAAACTCTTACGTTTTGTTAAATCATTGCCAGTTCGATCAATTATCCGTCATCATGTGGCGGGGGATATAGGGGCAAATAAAACTTTTTAAAATTTCTACTTGCATTATATGCGAGAATAAAAGATAATAAGCGAGCGGGTAAACCGCCCGCTTTTTTTTATGAGGTAAAATTATGAATATTGAAAATCAAAACGGAACATTGCAAAGCTTACTTTTAAAGGTTCAAGAACAAAATAACCGTAGCGCGGATTTTTTGGCTTCTACTGATAATTTGCAAAAACATACTAACGACCAAGGAAAACCCCAACTTGTTATTGAAGCGACGGGGGGCGAACCAACCCGAACTCTAGATATTAATGATCATGCTTTTGGACAAATTGCCCAGAACGTTGACATAGATACGAGAACGGCCCGACGTTTACAAAATGAGGTTCCGAAGGAATTCGACGCTGTCACAAATGCTTTATTTCAAAAAAACCCAACTAATCGCATGGTTCGAACGTTTTTGGATGAAAGTGAAACAACTGGGACCGTTCGGGCATTTGTATCCGATAAATTTAAAACGTTTGATAATATCAATCTTTTACAAGCTAGCTTGCCCCAGTTAATGGAAAGTGAAGCTAGTTGGAAGGTCGTAAATGGTACTGTCACGGATAAACGTTTGTACATCCGTTTGAAAAGTGAAATCCAAACGGGGGAAGCGGCCAAAGGGGATCTAATGGCAAACGGCATTGGGTTAAGCAATTCGGAAGTTGGCGCGGGTTCGGTTCAAGTTTATCAACTATTCTGGACGCTTGCTTGCACCAATGGTATGCAAACAGAAAACCGGAACCGCTCTAGTCATATCACCAGTGCAAGGGATAGCGCCGACTATGGGTTATTATCTGGGGAAGCCAAAGACGCGGATAACAAAGCTTTAGAGCTAAAACTTAGAGACCTTACCCGTGCTTATTCTAGCCGCGAATTGTTTGACGAAATTTTAGAAAAAATGAACCGCGCCCATAGTGATATTATTGAGGGCGATTTTCACGAAATACCCGAGCGGGTCGGAACTGTTCTTAAACTTACTAAAAAAGAAAACACCGACATTTTAAACGGTCTCATGTCAACTATTGGTCAAGCGGGTTTTGAACATGGTAAACCAATCACACGGGCGACAATGGTTAACGCTCTTACGGCCGTCGCCAATAACTGCGAGGCCGACAATGTTGACACATGGCAGCAGCGGGGCGGAAAACTTTTAAATCTTAATGATCGGGATTGGAACCGGATTGCAGCATAAACTTTTTAAAACTTTACATATGGGATTTATCCCATTATGACTAAGGGCGGGGCAATCCCGCCCCTTTTTTTATGAGGTATAAAAAATGAACGATTTAAAAAGCAATACAGAACATTTGGAAGCACTGGCGAAAGATTATAAAGAGACGCACCCCAACACTTCAAGGGATCTGGAGTATGCCGTTGCAGATATAAAACTTTTAAAAGACAGAGTTTTTGAATATCGCACTTTGCAAGAAAAGTTGAATGAACGGGAAAAAAATCTTTCCCAATCTTTATTCGAATATTTAAAGCCACAAATTAAAAGTTTTATTACTCACGAAATAGAAATGTGTATTGATGAAAACCAAACTATTGAAGGCTTAGTAAGCGACGTTGACACATTGCGGGATAACCTCGACAGTTTTGAGGTTGATGATGACACAATAAAAGACGCCGTAAGGGATCTGTTTAATTATGGCGGAGTGTCAGTAAGTTTGGAGGTCAACTAAATGAGAACGTTTAACCAATGGCTACAATTAACCGATGACGCATTGGAGCGCGTTAACTGGGCCAGAGAAAAGGGGATCATGTCAAATGATGAAACCCCGCAGAAGGTTTTAGAGCGCGTCCAACAATTAGAGGTTCAAGAATACTGCACCGTTAATGGCGGCGTTCTATTTGACATAGATGATCTGGAGGTTTTTTAATAAGTTTGACTAATAAGCGATAATATGCGATTAGTTGGGGCGGGGTATTTCCGCCCCTTTTTTATGAGGTTTAAAAATGACTGATGACGAAATTGAAAAACTTTTAAAAGAGTTGAAAGACTGGAACGCAGAACTTGAAGCGCAAAATTTGGAAGCGCAGAAGGTTTTAAATAAAATTGATAGCGAAATGAAGGCCGAATTTCCAAACGGTTTTAAAGCAAAAGAACTTTTCCCAGAAATATATAAATAAAACTTTTATATCTGTTTTATGGCCCCCAGTTTAATTACTGGGGGTTTTTTTATTTCTTTTTAAAACTTGCCGCCTTCCCTCCCTCGATCATGATTAAAAACGTATGGACCCAGATCCGCGGACACTGGGCCGGTGTTCTTGGCCGTCGGTTCTTTGGTCCAGATCCGCGGCCGGTGCTCCAGATCCAACGCCGGAAAAATAAAACCGGCACCGGCAGCCGGTGGAAATTTGACGCCGGATCTCGGTTCGCGAACCGTTTATTTTTTGCCGGGTCCCTTCTGATATCGGGTCAGAAACCGTTGAAAATTTGCCAAAAATCGCGATTTTTTTAGCGCGGAGGCGGCTGTGGGCAGCGTGGGCAAGGACCATGTTTTTGACAAATAATGAAATACAAAATAGAATCGGTTTTGCGCTTAGTTGCATAAAATCGCATAGGGTCCCCCGATGAATCAGACCATAGGTTCGGTAGAAGATAAGATGATGAAACTTCAGTTGCGTTTGGCGCAATTGGAGAAAAACGAATTAGCGCAAAATAATTTTTTATATTTTGTACATTCTATGTGGCCTGAGTTTATCTCTGGCAGGCACCATAAAATCATTGCCGAGAAGCTCCAGAGAGTCGCGAGCGGCGAGCTAAAGCGCTTGATTATCAACATGGCTCCGAGGCACACGAAGAGTGAGTTTGCGTCCTTTTTGTTTCCGGCTTGGATGATGGGACAGAACCCGAATATGAAGATTATTCAGGCGACGCACACGACGGAGCTTGCTGTAAATTTTGGACGTAAGACGAAGAACTTGATTGACAGTGATGAGTACAAGGAGATTTTTCCGGAGGTTAAGCTTGCGGCGGACAGTAAGGCTTCTGGTCGGTGGGACACGAGCCGTGGTGGGATGTATTATGCTGTTGGTGTGGGGTCGAACTTAGCGGGGCGTGGTGGTGATTTAGTTATTATTGATGATCCGCATTCGGAGCAGACTGCGATGAGCAGTAGTGGGTTTGATGATGCGTGGGATTGGTATACTGGGGGTCCCCGACAACGTCTTCAGCCGGGGGGTAGTATAGTTTTGGTACAAACGCGGTGGTCGGAGAAGGACATGACGGGTCAGTTATTGAGGGCGATGGCTAAAGATCCGTTAGCGGATCAGTGGGAGGTTGTGGAGTTACCGGCGATATTTGAGGATGGTAATCCGTGTTGGCCGGAGTTTTGGAGTATTGAGGATTTGACGGCGGTTCGCGCATCAATTCCTACGAGCAAGTGGAACGCGCAGTATCAGCAGAATCCAACGGGTGAGGAGAATGCGATTATTCCGAGGGATTGGTGGAAGGTTTGGGAGGGTGATAAGATCCCGCAGTTACAGTATGTGATACAGAGTTTGGACACGGCGTTTACGAAGAGGGAGCGTTCTGATTTTAGTGCGATAACGACGTGGGGTGTTTTTTTTCCGGAGGAGGGTGGTCCGCCTAATTTAATCCTTTTAGATGCCAAGAAAGGGCGTTATGATTTTCCTGAGTTAAAGGCACTTGCGTTTGAAGAGTATCAGTATTGGGAGCCGGACACGGTAATTATTGAGGCGAAAGCGAGCGGACTGCCTTTAACTCACGAGATGCGGCAGACGGGTATACCTGTTGTAAATTTCACTCCGAGCAAGGGTAACGACAAGATGACGAGGGTACATTCGGTAAGTCCTTTGTTTGAGGCGGGCATGGTTTGGGCACCTGACGAGTCTTGGGCGGAGGAGTTAATTGAGGAGGTTGCGGCTTTTCCGGAGGGAGAGTATGACGATTTAGTAGATAGCATGACGCAGGCTTTGATGAGGTATCGTCAGGGTAATTTTGTACAATTACCAACAGATGATTGGCAAGATGATGAAAAGTCTGCTACAGTGAGGGCATATTACTAGGAGAGTTCTATGGCGAGAGCACCTATCGGCGGACTAATGGACACGAATGTTCCATCTCAATTGGATGAGGATGATCTGTCTGCAGAGTTAGAATTAGAGATACCTGATTCTAGAGAGACTCCTTTGATGCTTGAGGGCGAAGAGGAGATAGAGATTGTAACCGAGGACGACGGAAGTGTCCTTGTAGATTTTGATCCTACGGAAGACAAAGAGGACATGGGTTTTGGCGAGAATCTTGCTGAGAACATGGATGACCGTGAGTTAGGGGCGATTTCTTCTGAATTGATGGGCGAGTTTGATGCAAACAAGGCCAGTCGTCAGGAGTGGGAAGACGCTTACACGGATGGTTTGGAGCTTCTTGGATTTAATTATGAGGAACGGACGGAGCCGTTTCGCGGTGCTTCTGGGGTGACTCACCCGTTACTTGCGGAAGCTGCGACTCAGTTTCAGGCGCAGGCGTTTAATGAACTTTTACCTTCGTCGGGTCCCGTCCGTACAGCAATTATGGGTGATGAGACGCGGGAAAAACAGGAACAGGCTTCCCGCGTTCGAAACTTTATGAACTATTACATCACGACTGTAATGGAAGATTACACGCCTGACATGGATCAGATGTTGTTTTATTTACCTTTGGCGGGCAGTACGTTTAAGAAGGTATATTACGATGAGGTTTTGGGCCGTGCGGTTAGTAAGTTTGTGCCTGCGGAGCAATTGGTGGTTCCTTATGAGACCTCTGATTTAGAGACATGTTCTAACATAGCGCATGTTATTCGTATGAATATGAATGATTTGCGTAAGCAGCAACTAGCGGGGATATATCGTGATATTCCTATTATACCGCAACAGGGTGATTCTGACGAGGTACAGGGTGAATTGAACCGGATTACTGGTTTTGAACCCGGAAACGTGGATTATGACTGTACTTTACTGGAGTTTCATGCGGATCTTGACCTTGAGGGTTATGAGGACGTTGATGAGGATGGGGAGCCTACTGGTGTTAAGGTTCCTTACATTGTAACGGTTTCGCAAGATAATGGGCAAGTTTTGTCTATTCGTCGTAATTATCGTGAGGATGATGAGTTAAAGCGCAAGATACAATATTTTGTGCATTACAAGTTTTTACCGGGCTTTGGTTTTTATGGTCTTGGTTTGATACACACGATTGGCGGTCTCTCCCGAACCGCCACAGCGGCACTGCGACAGTTGATCGACGCAGGTACATTGTCAAATCTTCCTGCGGGTTTTAAGGCGCGTGGTTTGAGGATTCGTGACGATGATGATCCTTTGCAGCCGGGCGAGTTTAGGGACGTTGACGCGCCCGGTGGGGCTATCAGAGATAGTCTTATGCCGCTGCCCTTTAAGGGTCCCGATCAGACGTTGTTTAATTTATTGGGTTTTGTTGTACAGGCGGGTCAGAGGTTCGCGACTATTACTGATATGAAGGTTGGTGATGGCAATCAGAGCGCGGCTGTCGGCACAACTTTGGCAATGTTGGAACAGGGCACACGGGTAATGAGCGCTGTACATAAGCGCTTACACTATGCGATGCGGATGGAGTTTAAGATACTTTCTCGTGTTATGAGTGAGTTTTTGCCTCAAGAGTACCCTTATTCTGTGGAGAATGGGGATCAGGCGATAATGGCGTCTGATTTTGATGATCGTGTAGATGTGGTTCCTGTTAGTAATCCGAATACGTTTAGTCAGGCGCAGCGTATAGCGTTGGCACAGACTAAGATGCAGTTGGCGGGTGCGGCTCCTGAGTTGCATAATATGCATGAAGTGTATCGTGATATGTATGAGGCGATTGGTGTAACGGATGTGGATCGTTTGATGAAGAAGGTTCCGGACGAAGAACCGGTGCCCACGGACCCCGCGTCAGAAAACATCAATGCTATGGATATGATACAGTTGAACGCGTTTCAGGGTCAGGATCATCAGGCTCATATTATGGCGCATTTAGTTTTTGCATCTAGTCCTATGATTGGTGGTATGCCTCCGGTTGCAATGTCTATACAAAAACATGTTATGGAGCATGTAAGATTGCAGGCCGAAGAACAGGCAATGGCTCAGATGGCGCAAGCCGGGCCTGTACCTGCGGAGCAACAAGAGATGCAGATGCAGGCGATGATTGCACAGGGTATTGCGGCGGGTATGCAGCAATTAAAGAAGTTAAGTGCACAAGTATCTGGTCAGGGACCCGATCCTCTGGTAAAGTTGAAAGAACAGGAGTTGCAGATCAAGGCGCAGTCCGAACAGGCGGATGCACAACTGGATCAGGCAAAATTGCAGCTTGACGCGCAGAATCAACAGATGCGGGCCGAACAGTTTGATAAGAGGCTCGCGAGTCAGGAAGCGCAGACGGCGGCACGAATTGATAGCGCAATGCAGCGCGAACTAATGAAGCAAAGGGGTCAGTAATGGCAAGTGTTAAGATTGTAACGAATACACCAAAAGCGGCTCAAACGCCGCAAAATTATGCTGATATTAAGGATCAGGGTAGAATACCTTATTGCAAGTTGGAGGAGATACCGACTCCTAATGTTGCAAAGGCCAAGGTCACAACAGGAAAGAAGCGTGGAATGGGGGCTGCACTACGCGGCGCACGGTTCACTAACGCCTAAATGTCCGACAAGCTGCCCAAAGTAAGTATTGCTGTAGTTGGGGTTGTGATAGCCCAGATCGGAGGTTTTATTTGGTGGACCGCTCAACAAGCTAGCACGATACAGAATCTTGAAGAGACGGTTAGTATTCTTACTGTTGAGAATAATGCAACAGACAGGACCAATTTGATAAGAGACGTGGAGCAAAACAAAGAAAACATTGAAGAATTAATTGATATACTTGCTGAATTTTATGAGGATATGGAAGATGGCGACAATGAAATTTGGGAGGAGGTAGACCAAATTCACGAAGATGTCGGTGGAATGGCCTCTCATATGATGGCTATCGTTAAATTACAAGGTCGTATAGCTGTTTTGGAGAAAACCGTTGAGTTTACACGAAATGACGGAATGTAGAAATGGACCCGTTGACAATTTTGGCCGGACTGAAATCTGGACTTGCGGCAGGCCGCACCGTTGCCTCTTTGTCCAAGCAGATAGGACAATTTTTCGACGCTACCGATGCTGCAAAGAAAAAATTACAAAAAAAGGGTATTACCACTAAAGATGTAAACTCTGTTGCCTTAGACCGTTGGGCTAAAGAACGCGAGGCTGCTCAAGCTGAAGAGGAACTCCGAGAATGGGTCACTAATAATTTAGGTTTGAGCCAGTGGCAGGCTTTGCTCCGCATAAGAAAAGAAGTGTTGCAAGAGAAACGGGAGGCGGAAGCACAGGCTAGAAGAGACGCAATACAGAGGCAAGAGATAGCTATTACAATTGTGGGTATCATTGTGCTATTGATTTTTACATTTGTGGGTGCCACCGGATATCTTCATTATATGGGTTGGTTGGACGTGAGGGATTATTTTAGATGATTTATGTATTAATATTTTTACATTTCGTGAACACAGATAACTTGTATTATTATCAGATCGGCACTTACTCGGACGAACAACAATGTCTAGCACAGGCAGAAAAAGCAAAAATCATGGTGACACACAACTCGATGAAAGTAGCTTGCCTCGAAGTGAACGCCCAACAATAATAGAAAAAGGTAAAAAGTTTGCGGCTTACGACAAACATGGTAAACTAATAATATTGGGATATAATCGCAAGATAGTACAGGAGTATGCAGATGCCCAAAGCAAAATACGATTTGAATGATAACGGTAAGATTGATCCAGAAGAACGGGAGATTATGTTAGAGGATCGTCGTAGGATTATGATGGACGCAGATGCAAAGCGTGATGCACAAAGACGTATGGCTTGGTTTAGCCTTACTGGTATGCTTTTATTTCCATTTGGCGTTGTTTTTACAGAGTGGATGGAATTGCCGCAAGCATCTGAAATGCTATCAAGCATGAGTAACATATACTACGTCAGCATTGCTGCCATAGTCGCAGCATATTATGGTTTTACAAACATGGGTAAGGGACAATGACAAAATTAACTAAATCGAAGAAAAAAAGCGTTAAAAAAGTTATAAAGGGTTTGAACAAGGCTTCAAAACTACACGCCGGTCAAGCAAAAAAACTTAAAAAGGTTTTAAAATAATGATCGGACAGTTATTAGGCCCTGTTGCAGGGTTAGCTAGTAGTTGGCTTGATGCAAAAACCACAAAACAGGCGGCGGAAGCAAAGTTAAAGCTAACTGAGGCTGAAGCAAAAGCAAAGATACTTTTGTCAGAAAAAACAAGCGTTGCCGATTGGGAGCGCATAATGGCAGAAAATTCAAAAAGTTCATGGAAAGACGAATTTTTCGTAATTGTTTTGTCAATTCCATTAATTTTGGCCTTCATACCGGGTGCCGAGGGCATTGTAGATAGAGGTTTCGAACAGCTTCATAAGGCCCCGGACTGGTATTTTTATAGTTTGGGTATTGCAATTTCGGCGTCTTTTGGTGTGAAGGGCTACAAACAGTTTGTTAGGAGAAAGTAATGAGTGGATTTAAACTAAGTAGACGTAGCCTTGACAGGCTAGAAGGAATTGATGACGGGCTACAAGCCGTTATTAAAATGGCTATTACGCTCACAAAAACCGATTTCGGAGTGGTGCAGGGTATGAGAACCCTTGAACAGCAGAAGGAGTTAGTAGCCTCCGGTGCATCACAAACGATGAAATCAAAACACCTCGAAGGTAAGGCTTTCGACATCATGGCCTTTGTGAACGGCCGGGCAAGTTGGGAGTTGAATTTATACGATGATTTGGCTGACGCGATAAAAGAAGCAGCTATTAACCTTAACGTGCCTATATGTTGGGGTGCAGCATGGGGTACACCAGAAATGCCTTATCCTATGGACATTCGTAAGTGGGAGGGAACTATGGAAGAGGCTATGAATGCGTATATAGACCTTAGACGATCTCAAGGGCGTCGTCCTTTCATTGATGGACCTCATTTTGAGTTAATTGACTAGAACTTCTTGCATATCTTCTTAAATTTTCCTATAAAAAGTTAGACTTTATAGGATTTTTTAATAAATGAACGAGATTTTTGTTGCGGAAGCTGTTTTTCGCATTATAAAAGAGCGTAGACAGAGCATTGTTGATTTAATGATGTACGGCAATGTTAAGTCTATGGAGCAATATCGTGAGCTTATGGGCAATATGGACGCCCTCAATCATGTGGAACAGGAACTCAAGAGCCTGCTAGATAAACAGGAGCAAAGTGTTGACTAAAGTTGACCTCGCAAGCGTCAAAGACGCAGTAAAAACCCTTTCGGAAGCGTATGAAGCTCCAAAAGTATTAAACCCAGACGCAATTGATGGTTCCTTGTTGGACCGAATGCCTAGTCCCACGGGGTGGCGCATACTTATTTTGCCTTATAGAGGTAAAGGTAAGACGGAATCTGGAATATATTTGCCCGATCAAGTTGTGGAAGATAATAAAGTCTCTACTCAAGTAGGTTATGTTTTAAAAGTCGGTGCACTGGCATATCAGGATAAGGAAAAGTTTCCTGACGGGCCTTGGTGTACAGAGAAAGATTGGGTGATGTTCGCCCGATACTCCGGTTCTCGCTTCAATATTGACGGCGGAGAGGTAAGAATTCTCAATGATGATGAAATTCTTGCAAAAATTACTAATCCAGAAGACATTTTACACTATTAAGAGGCAAAAATGGCAGAAGAACAGCAAGTAGAATTAGATTTAGACGGTGCAGAAGAAACCGTTATTGATACAGAGGCGGAGGATACTCCGCAAGATCCGGAACCGGCCCCTTCGGTAGAGGTTTCTTCTGATTCAGAGCAAGATGAATTCCAAAAAGCGGAAAGTAATACGCAAAAACGTATTGATCGTCTTACGAAGAAGATGAGAGAGGCTCAAAGGCGTGAGGAAGAGGCTCTCAGATACGCCAAGAGCGTTCAGGAGGAGGCTGAAGGGCTTAAAAAGCGTATGGATAACCTAGACACTCATTACGTCAATGAGTACGAGTCTAGAGTGACCACACAGATGACCCAAGCTGAGACCGATTTAGCTCGTGCTATGGAACTTGGTGATACGCAGGCTGCGGTTGAGGCAAATAAGAAGATTGCTTCATTATCTATTGAAAATGACAGGCTTTCTCAAGCAAAACTACAACAAGAACAACGGTCACAGGTTGTGGAGCAACCGCAACAGGTGCAACAACAGCCACAACAAATGCGTCGTCCTGATCCAAAAGCAGAGGATTGGGCACAAAGAAATGATTGGTTTGGACAAGATGAGGCCATGACTTTTGCTGCATTTGGAATACATAAACGACTTGTCGAAAACGAAGGGTTTGACCCGAACACAGATGAGTATTATACTGAACTTGATAGACGCATTAATGAAAAATTTAATATGCCTGTCAAAAACACCGGCAAACGCCCCGCTCAGACGGTTGCAGGTGTTTCAAGATCTTCTGGGCGCAGTAGTGGGAAGAAGGTTAGACTCACCCCTAGCCAAGTCGCAATAGCGAAAAAATTGGGTGTGCCGCTTGAAGCATACGCGAAACACGTTAAGGAGTAAGCAACATGACAGATACAGTAAAGCGAACTTCTCGTGCAAATGAAACGAGAGAGAAATCGGCGCAGCGTAGGCCGTGGTCTCCTCCTACAATGTTAGATGCACCGCCTGCACCGGACGGTTTTAAGCATCGTTGGATTCGCGCAGAAACGCGTGGGTTTGATGATACGAAGAACATTAGCGCAAAAATGCGTGAAGGTTGGGAATTAGTTCGTAAGGACGAATTTCCTGATTTTGAGGCCCCGGTAGTTGATTCAGGTAGATATGAAGGTGTTTTTGGCGTTGGTGGCTTAGTTTTGGCTCGGATACCAGAAGAAACTGCAAATGAACGTAATGCGTACTATCAAGCGCGTAATGCGGATCAAGTTGAAGCAGTGGATTATGAGTTGATGGCTCAAAACCAACATTCAACCATGACGATCGCTAAACCCGACCGTCAATCTCGTGTAACCTTCGGTGGCCCTCGAAAAAGTTAGGGTCGCCCTGATAAGGAGAATATTAAATGGCAAATCAAGATACTGCCTTTGGTCTTCGTCCTATTGGGCTTAACGGCGCAGGCGCAAATACCACTGGTGTAACTCAGTATGAGATTGCATCAAACAATACGAATGCTATTTTCCAGTATTCGCCAGTGATTCCACTGGCTGCCGGTGTGATAGATATTGTTGGCAATGCCAACGGTGGTACTGTTCCCGCTCTTGGAGTCCTTATGGGCGTAGAATATGTCGATAGTTCTAGCAAGAAACCAGTTTTCAAGAACTTTTGGCCCGGTTCAAACAACGTTAGCGTTGATACGAACCATCCAGTTAAAGCCTTCGTGGCGGACAATCCGAACCAATTGTTTATGGTTGCAGCGGACGGATCTTCTACAGACCGTGCAACTGCTCTGTCAAACGTTTTTGCAAACGTCTCACTGGCGACTGCAACAAGTGGTTCAACAAGCACCGGTCGTTCGACTGCAGAGATGGATATCTCTACTGTTGCAACGACAGCAACATTATTCATGCGTGTAGTCGGCCTAACAGGCGACGAAGCAAATCTGGATTTTGACGCAGCAGGTGTAAACTACGTTGTTCGTTTTAATTTCCATCATAACGCGCCTGCTTCAAGTTCTGATTCTCAGACGACAGCAGCGTCAACTGGCATTTAAGGAGGGCTGAAACATGGCTATTTCTCGCGCACAATTAGCGAAAGAGTTAGAACCCGGCCTTAACGCCTTGTTCGGACTTGAGTATGATCGTTATGAAAACGAACATGCCGAAATCTTTGAAGAAGAGTCTTCGGATCGTGCATTCGAAGAAGAAGTAATGCTTGGTGGTTTTTCCACGGCACCTGTTAAAGGAGAGGGCGCAGCCATCAACTTTGACGATGCACAGGAAACTTACACTGCTCGTTACACACATGAGACAATTGCTCTTGCGTTTTCTATTACGGAAGAAGCGGTTGAAGACAACCTTTATGATCGTCTTGCTTCTCGTTACACAAAAGCTTTGGCTCGCTCTATGGCGCAAACAAAGCAAATCAAAGCTGCAGCTATCCTGAACAATGCGTTCAGCACAGGTGCTAGTGCGATTGGTGACGGGGCGGCTCTATGTTCTTCGGCTCACCCTTCATTATCTGGTAATCAGAGAAACCTTTTGTCAACAGCCGCTGATCTTAATGAGACTTCTCTTGAGCAGATGTTGATTGACATTGCAGGTTTTACTGATGAGCGTGGTCTAAAAATTGCGGTACGCGGTATGAAGCTTATAATTCCAAAAGAGCTTCAATTTATTGCAGAGCGTATTATGAATTCAAATCTGCGTGTTGGCACCGCAGATAATGATGCGAACGCAATGAAGAATATGGGTATGCTTCCTGAAGGAGCGGTTGTGAACCACTTCCTAACGGATACAGATGCATATTTCATAAAGACTGATGCACCAAACGGTTTCAAATACTTTAACCGTTCACCAATTAAAACCGCTATGGAAGGTGATTTTGACACAGGAAACATGCGATTCAAGGCACGAGAGCGTTATAGCTTTGGTGTTTCTGACTGGCGTTGTGTTTTTGGTACACCCGGAGCATAAACTGTGCTATAATGAGGATAATCAATTCATATTGATTTTTCCTCCCAGTTGATTGGGGCAACAAAGGTTGCCCCTTTCTTTTTTTATAAACTGTGTTATTGTGTTTGCGGGGGCAACATAAGCCTTGCAGACAGGATATACCCCCACCTGACGTTGCACAGACTGCTAGGCAAAACCTTGTGCAAGGGGTATTATTATGGCTTCAACTACATTTTCAGGTCCGGTAACTTCTACGGCCGGATTTATAAGCGGATCAGATTCTTTAGTTTCTGTAACCGCTGACGTAACACTCACATCTGCGGCTCATGCAGGGCGCATGATGAATTTAAATGTGGCTTCTGGTGCCACTGTCACTCTTCCTGCAGCTTCGGGGACGGGTAATGTTTATAGGTTTTTTGTTCAAACAACAGTTACCTCAAACAATTATAAAATTCAGGTAGCAAGCGCAGATGACACAATGGCCGGTATTGCAGTAGTCGCAAACGATAGTGACAACACAGCCTCTATTTTTGAGACTGCGGCAGCTTCTGATACAATTACTTTAAATGGAACCACTACGGGCGGCATTTTAGGCGGTCAAGTTGAGTTACAAGATATTGCTTCAGGTGTCTTTCGTGTTTTAATCAATCAATCAGCTACAGGCACAGAGGCAACGCCGTTTAGTGCGGCCGTTTCATAGGTGACACATGGGTAAGCTTAATATGAGTAAAGGCGCTAAAAAGTCTGCGCCAATCAAAAAAAAGCCTTCTCAAACAAAAAAGGATAGCTGATGGCTAATTCAGATGTACGAGCAAAACGTCTGACCGGAACTGGGGCGGCCTCTGTAGGCCGTGCCAGATTGCGTCAGATTCAGGTTTTGACTAATTCTTCAGGTGCAGGTCGTTTAACAGTTACAGATGGAAATGGTGGAAGCACTGTTTTAGATCTTGATTTTAAAGCGTCAGATTCTCACTCTGTAAATATACCAGACGAGGGTATCTTGTGCACTAGTGACGTTCATATAAGCGTTGCCACCAATGTTACTGCTTTAACGATTTTCTTTAGTTAGGTATTGTTATGGCTTCAAAGGTTAAAACGAAGTCGTCAAAGGATAAAAAGCGCAAAAGCGATAATATGCCCAAGCGCAATAAAAAGAATTTTCGCCCCACAGAAAAAGGGGCGGGGATGACTGCGGCAGGCGTAAAAGCTTACAGAAAGAAAAATCCCGGTTCAAAACTTAAAACCGCAGTCACAGGTAAAGTGAAGAAGGGGAGTAAAGACGCAAAACGGAGAAAGTCGTTTTGCGCTCGTTCTGCAGGCCAAATGAAAAAGTTTCCAAAGGCCGCAAAGAACCCTAACTCTCGTTTAAGACAGGCAAGAAAAAGGTGGAAATGCTAATGCCCGGAATGAAAAAAATGAAAACTCCAAGAGGATTGTCTTATTTTAGAAAAGGTGGAGAAGCCTCAAAAAAAAGTAAGGGTAGTAAAATTTGTCCTGAAGGAAAAGCTTGGGCAAAAAGAACTTTTGATACTTACCCTTCTGCATATGCAAATTTAGCAGCGTCTAAATATTGCAAAGATCCTAATTACGCCAAAAAATCAAAAGGCGGTAAACGGAAGGGCAAATAATGGGAGAACTTCAAAAATGGTTGAAACAGGATTGGGTAAGGATTGGTTCTGATGGTGAAATCAAAGGTAAATGTGGTACTTCAAAAGATAAAAAAAATCCTGACAGGTGCCTTCCGAGGTCGAAAGCAAACAGTCTCTCAAAAAGTGAAAGAGCCTCCACAGCCCGAAAAAAGAAAAAAGAAGGTGCGACAGGCAAACAAGTCGTCAAAAACACAAAAGCGGCAGAGGTCAAATATGCAGCGTTCGGTGGAGAAATCGTCAGCACCAAAGCGAAGAGGAAGACCCCCAAACCAAAAAACGGTAAAATAGTCGCCAGAGGTTGTGGAAAAGTAATGGCAAATAGGCGTAAATACACGTCTGGATCGGTTGGATCTTAATGCAGCCGATATTAAAAAGCGCACCAAAGGTGCGATAACTCAGTCATAAGGAGAAGAACATGGCTATGAAGAAAAAAGGCTATCGTGCAGGCGGTAGAGTGAGACGAATGTCAAAAGGTGGTGCCGCCGGTGGAAAAAAGATTAAAAGAATGTCAAAAGGCGGTGCCGCCGGTGGTAAAGTGAAAAAAATGAGGGGTGGCGGCGAAGCAATGAAGTCGAAAGGAAAAGCAAATGGTGGTAAAAAAATGACCGTTGCACAACTTCGCGCTGCTGCGAAAAAAATGGGATACAAAGTAACTAAAGCCTAATGTCCTATTTATACAGCAACATTCCTTATTTTAAGGCATGGGTTCGCCGTGAATATACTCACAACCACGAGGATTATCACGGCGAATTTTTACATGCCATGGTTATCGGTGTAACGTCTATGCCAAATAGATGTTTGAGTTTCCAAGTTATGTTTACTGGAAACGAGGCCGAGGGGGAGGAAGAGGATACAGTGCATGGCGGAGCAATGTGGGCAAGAATGCCTATTACCGCTTTGGTTGCTGATATACCATTAGAAGAATGGCCCCAACCAATGAATACATACGATGCTCAACCATGGGACTGTTCGTCGTACCATCATGCTGTTTATGTGATGGACAGAGCTACTCCGTGCCCTTGGTTGGCAAAAATAGACAGTAATTTTTTTCCTGCAAAATACCTTTTTACCGTTGATTATGCGGAATCTGAAATAGCAGACGATCCCGCGCAACATAAACAAAGTCACGTTTTACAATTACTTGATGCGGGAGAGTGGACGGGTAATATTGTTGCATTGCCGAATAACAGAGTGCGTGTGACACACCCTGCTTGGTTTGAAACTGGCGAGGGAGCGCCGCATTTTAAACCTTCTCAACATATACACTATTCAAAAAGTGATTTAGACTATACACTCGACGTAAATAGAATATTTGATAATCTTTATAACGAGGAAGAGAAGAAGTAAAAAATGCCTAATTACACAGATCTCACCGTTACTGTTAAATCCACTGGCGACGGAAATAAGTATTACATTAACAACATGCGTCAGATGCCGTTAGCGTTGACGGAGGGATCTGTATATCGTTTTGACTTATCGGATTCGACTATGTCTTCACATGGTTTTCGATTTTCAGAAACAAGAGATGGCACACATAATTCAGGGTCAACTTACACTACAGGAGTTACTGTAAATGGGACAGCAGGAGAGACAGGAGCGTACGTTGAAATAAATGTCGCAGATAATGCTCCAAATTTGTTTTACTACTGTATTAATCACTCTGGTATGGGCGGTACAGTTGAAACCGTCGGCGGATCGAGTTTTTCTCAATTTGCTTTAAACGTTGCAGATTATGTAGAAGAAGCTTTTGAAAGATGTGGACTTGAGGTTCGCACCGGTTATGACCTGAAAACAGCTAAACGGTCTTTAAATTTAATGTTAGCGGAGTGGGCTAATCGAGGGTTGAATCAATGGACTATTAAAGAAAGAACTTTGGAACTAACACAGGGCACCGGCAATTACGCAATAGCCCCAGACACAATTGATATTCTTTCTGTTGTTGTACGAAGAGATGGGACAGATTTTTCTTTAGATAGGCTTAGTAGAGATGAGTATCTCAACATTCCTGAGAAAACCACCCAAAGTAGACCAAATCAATTTTTCTTAGACAGGCAGGTCGCGCCTGTTTTAAAACTGTGGCCGGTTCCTGAGAATGCCACAGATGTTGTTTATTATAATGCATTAACAAGAATGGATGATGCTGTTGCTCAAGATGGGACTTTAGATGTTCCTTTTAGATTTTATCCGTGTTTAGCGGCGGGTCTTGCATATTATATTTCTCTTAAAAGAGCGCCAAATAGAACACAGCTTTTAAAAAGTGTTTATGAAGAAGAATTTGAAAGAGCTATGACAGAGGATAGAGACAGGGCAAGTTTTAATGTTGTCCCTAAATATGAATACTATAGGGTCGGTTGATGGCAAGATTCGCTACAGGAAAACACGCTTACGGTATTTCTGATCGAAGTGGTCAGAGGTATCTCTATCGTGAAATGAAGCGAGAATGGAATGGTCTTTTAGTTGGACCAGATGAGTATGAACGAAAACATCCTCAATTAGGTCCTTTTAAAAAAGTCGATGACCCTCAAGCTTTAAAAGATGCGAGGCCGGAGCCGAATTTGACCCAAGAAAGGGCGGTTCAACACGGATTTAACCCTGTTGGTTTTGCGGGTATATCTGGGTTGTCTCCAGATAATTTACTTGCTCCATCGTGCGTTGTAGGAACAGTTATTCCTCCCGGTCAAGGATCCGATAGTGCAGCGGATACAATAGTGATGGCGGCAGGTAGTTTTACCTTAACAGGTCAGAACGCCACTTTAACATCTTCTAATGTACCGACCTTTGACAGTACATCAAACACTTTAGACTCTACTTCAGAGACATTCGATGAAGGATAAAATATGGCAAAACAAATAGTAGGTATAGGTTCATCAGCCAATGATGGAACAGGCGATACTCTCCGTGTTGGTGCAGATAAAATAAATGATAATTTTAATGAAGTGTATGCGGCTATAGGAAACGGCACGGCTCTTACTGATTTGATAGATTCAAATGGATTGTTAGATGTAAGTTCTGGCGCAAATAAAATTGTATTTTATTACGCTGCTTTAAGTGACTTACCGAGTGCATCCACATATCACGGTGCTGTAGCGCATGTTCATGCGACCGGTGGATTATATTTCGCACATGGTGGGGTATGGATAAGACTAAATGATGAAACAACAGGTCCTGTAACTAAATATACTGCGGGTACAAATGGATCGTCTGCATACACATTTACTGGACCCGGAGCTACGTCTGGCAATAATCCAAACTTTACTTTTTATAAAGGTCATACCTATCTAATTGACAACACAGCTAATGTGGGAAGCCATCCCCTACAGATTAGAACGTCTAATGGTGGTTCGGCTTTTACTACGGGCGTTACAGAAAACTATAATTCAACAACAGGGTTAACACAATTTATTGTGCCTCACGAACCTTCTGATACTTCTTTAGTGTACCAGTGCACAAATCATAGTAGTATGGTTGGAAACATAACGATAGTGTAATGGGGGGTAAAGCGAACACGCCATGAGTTTTACATATGATTCATTAACACAGGCAATTAAGGACTACACGGAGAACACCGAAACGTCTTTTGTTGCTAATATAGATACCTTTATTAAAGCTTCTGAAGAGAGAATATTAAAAACGGTACAGCTTGATCTTTTTAAAAAGAACGTGGCCGGATCAATGACGGCTTCTAATAAATATTTAGCAAAACCTTCTGATTTTTTAGCTCCTTTTTCTTTATCTCTTAAAACCGGTGGATCTGTTAGATTTATTGAATTTAAAGACGTTAGTTTTGTTCAAACATTCAGTCCAGATGAGAGTCTTACAGGCACTCCGGAGTATTATTCAGTTTTTGATATTGATAATTTTATTTTAGGTCCTACCCCAAACGAAAACTTAACCGTTGAAATTCATTATTTTTATCGTCCGGCAAGTCTTACTGCCGGAGCAGGATCGGGCACAACGTGGTTAAGTGAAAATGCAGAACTAACTCTTTTATACGGTAGTTTAATTGAAGCTTACATTTTTATGAAAGGGGAGTCGGATATTCTTCAAATGTATGATAAACGTTTTCAAGAAAGTTTAGTTGGTTTGAAATTATTTGGAGAATCTAAAGAAAACACTCAAGATTATCGTGTTGGTCGCGTTAATCTACCAAAACAGTAAGGCAGCATAATGGCTATTACACAAACGACATGTACTTCATTTAAAGTTGAGCTTTTTAAAGGAGAGCATGACTTTGATTCACACACCTTTAAAATTGCTCTTTATACAAGTTCAGCAACATTGGGTGCAACTACTACTGCTTACAGTTCTACCAATGAAATTACAAATACATCAGGTAGCGCCTACAGTGCGACGGGAAAACCTCTCACTCTTGCAAGCACATTTCCAAAGGCTTCTGGAACAACCGCTCTTGTTGATTTTGACAACGTAGAATGGGCAAGTGCAACTTTCACTGCACGAGGTGCTTTGATCTATAATGATACACACTCTTCCAAAGCAGCCGTTGCTGTGTTAGACTTTGGGGGTGACAGGTCTGCTTCAAACAGCACCTTTGAAATACAATTCCCAATAGCGGATGCTTCGTCTGCTATCCTAAGGATAATATAGGAGATAAAAAATGGCATCTTTTACAAAAGTAAACGACTTTGTTAAAAATTTATGTTTCTCTGGTATGATTTTAAATCACTCTGGCGCTACACCTGCAGGCAATCAGCTAACCATTGCGTTGTCCAACACAACTCCGGGCAGTGAATCAAACAACCCCACTACAGACGGCAATGGAATATTGGCAAATGTAACGCAAATCAGTTATTCAAACTGCTCTTCAAGAAATTTGACAATTACAAATGCTACGACTCAAGCTTCTGGGACTTTTAAACTCATTGTAGATGATTTAACGTTGACCGCTTCAGGGACGGTTGGGCCTTTTAGGTACATATACATTTACAACGATACGATTACGTCACCTGTTGCTGACCCTTTAATCGGTTTGTACGACTATGGGGCTAGCGTTACATTAAACAATGGAGACACTTTTACATTAGATTTTAGCCCTTCAAACGGCGTAATTCAAATAGCGTAAGGTAAGAACATGGCAAAGCTCTTCAACAGGGCAAAGATGGGAACCAGTACAACGGGTACTGGAACCGTTACTTTAGGCAGCGCCTCTTCAGGGTTTCAATCTTTTGAAGATGCGGGTGTAAGCAATAGTGATGTAATTCAGTATGTCATTGAGGATGGTTCCAACTTTGAAATAGGAACAGGTACATACACTAGTTCTGGCACTACTTTAACTAGGGCAGCGGTGACAGAAAGTTCCAATTCGGACAGTGCTATTAATTTATCTGGCAATGCGGTAGTTTTTATAAGTGCAGTTGCTGATGATCTCAATCGTTTACAGAACGCAGGTTCGACCAAAGTAGCAGCTACTTCGTCTGGTGCTACCATTACAGGCGACCTTGCGCTTACCGGAACGATGAGCAGCGGTGCTTTATCTTCTTCAGTAACGGGCGCAACTCAAGCCGCAGGAACAACCAACACGACTATTGCTACGACTGCATTTGCTGCAACAGAAGCTGCTAATCAAGCAGTGGCTATGGCAATCGCTCTAGGTTAGATAGGAAGTAACAAATGGCAAACGCATTTAAATTAGTAACAGACACAGGAGTAGGCACTTCGGCGGCTACCATACACACTGGCGCTTCTTCGACAGAAACTACGATTATCGGTCTCAGCATATCTAATATCGTAACTTCTCAAATAGAGGTGGATGTCCAGATCGAGAATAATGACGGTGATAATATATACCTTATTAAAGCGGCTCCTGTACCTGTAGGTTCTAGTTTAGTTGTTGTAGGTGGTGAACAAAAGGTTGTCCTCAACGCAAGTGATGTTTTAAAAGTTACAAGTAATACAGCTTCCAGTGCTGACGTTGCACTGTCTATTTTAGAGGTTACTTAATGGCGTACTTAGGGGCAGGCATTACAAGATTTAATACGGCAGATGGTTTGACTGTAACGGGCGATGCTCAGATCGATACAAATACACTTGTAGTCGATAGCACAAATAATCAAGTTGGAATTGGAACTTCAACACATTTTGACAGCAACACTAAATTAACAGTCGCAGGTCGTATTAATACATCTAATGGCACTGCTACTGGTTCTATAAATTTTGGTGGTGGAACAGTTGTAAATGTTGGCTCGTTGTCTAATCACAATTTACAGTTGATGACCAACAATACAACTAGGGCAACCATAGATAGCTCAGGTAATTTTGGAATTGGTACAACAACCGTAAATAGAAAATTAGAAACTTCAGCAAACAATAATGGTGGTGCAAAAGCAAACTACATACGAATAACTGATACAGACACCACTGCTACCGCCGCAAATCAACAGGGTGGTATCGAGTTTTATGCTAGTGACTCTAGTTCAGGGGCCGGTGTTACAGCTAGTATAGAGGTTGTATATGCAGGTTCAGGCGGTGGTGGTGAAATAACATTTAATACAGCGGCAAACTCTGGTGCAGGTGTTTCTGAGGCTCTCCGCATTGATGAGGCAGGTAAAGTATTAATTAATAAAACTACAGACAGTATTGCTACAGCAGGTACAGCTATATCTTCAACACTAGGTGTTAGAGCAGCCGTTGACGGTAATATAGGTCTTTTAATAAATAGGCTTTCCTCAGACGGGAACTTAGTAGACTTCCGCAAAGACAGTTCTACTGTGGGGGCTATTTCTTCTCGTGGTGGTGTTGCAACAAATGTTATTCTTAGAACTGCAACTGGACAAGGTGCAGGTATTGGCGGTGCTAACAGTGGTGTTCTTCCTTGTGATGAGGATGGATTACAAGATAATGAAATAAATTTAGGTGCATCTGGAACTCGTTGGAAAGACCTCTACCTCTCAGGCGGTGCTTATCTTGGCGGCACTGGTTCTAGTAATAAGTTAGAAGATTATGAAGAAGGAACTTGGACGCCTGCTGCTGAAAATGCGGGTTCTTTAACATCTCCTCAAGGAACATATACTAAGATTGGTAATTTGGTTACTGTTAGTCTTTATATACCTGCTATAACTAATACAACAGACTCAGGTAATTTTGGTGTAACTGGTATTCCTTTTACTTCAGTAGGATCGGGAACTATGGATAGTAATGCAGGGTCGCTAATGATTAGATATGTTGATGTAGGTGTAACAGAAGAAATAGGTACAAATTCTTATATTGGCGGGGGTGCTACAGTAATGAGATTTTATGTTCAACAAGCAGGTGGAACTTATACTTCTATAACTCATGCACATTTTAATAATGGCGGCATAGGTCTTAGAGCAACAATTACTTACAGAGTTTCATAACACCCCAGTTGGATTACTGGGCAGTCAGTCCACAGCCAAAAGGAGATAAACAATGGCACTAACAGAAGAAACAGAATACGATTGTGAGATACGAGGACCGCATAAAAATGTGCAAGTCCGAAAATCAACAATCATTAAAAAAGACGGTGCAGAAATAAGTCGTACTTACCACAGGCACGTTTTAGTCTGTCGTACAAAGACAGACGACACATGGGGTGACACAGATATAAGCGGTGAAGACGCATCAGTGCAAGCCGTATGTAACGCGGTTTGGACTAGCGATGTTAAGTCTGCATATGAAAAAGAAATGGACGCACAGGAGCTACCGTAATAGATGGCATATCTAGGCAGAACACCATCACAAGCCACGCGAAGCAGGTATTACTTTACCGCCTCTGGGGGAGAAACTTCCCTTAGTGGTAATGACAGTAATGGAAACACTCTGACCTTTACAGATGGTAATTTTGTGGACGTAAGTTTAAACGGTGCTACGCTAGTTGCAGGTTCGGATTATAACACAACAACAGCAAACACTATTGGGGGGTTAGCGGCTTTAACAGCTAGTGATGTTGTTGAAATTGTAGTTTACGATACATTTAGTGTGTTTGGTGGCAATGTTCTGGGTGATTTTACGATTAGTAATGGTACACTTACGGCTCAGGCCGTGTCTGTCTCTTCATTGTCTACTACAGGCAATATAACTTTTGGAGATAACGACAAAGCCATTTTTGGCGCAGGGTCTGACCTACAGATTTACCATGACGGTACGCATAGCTACATAAGTGATGTTGGTGACGGACCATTGCGTATTACTACTGATGGCACTGGCATATTACTTAACAAAAGCACTACTGAAAGCATGGGTCGGTTTTTGACTGATGGTGCGGTAGAACTGTATTACGACAACGCTAAGAAGTTTGAAACTACTTCCACAGGTGTAGAATTACAAAATACCTCTTCTGGTGCAGAAACAGACATTTTACAAATTAGAAACAATGCAACTGCTGCATCTACAGCATCAACAATCAAGTTTGTTAACTCTACATCATCAGGTTCAAATTCAGGCTCAACAGAACTTGTTGGTATTCGTACGGGTACTAACACAGGTAATTTTGTTATACGCACAAGCGATTCTAGTGCATCAATGCAAGAACGTATGCGTATTGATGCATCAGGTAATGTTGGGGTTGGTACGTCCTCTATTACATCTGGATTTAAGCTAGATGTTATCGGTGATGCACGTTTTAGCGATGCAGCAGGAGATGACGCAGTAGAATTAGGATGGTCAGGAGGCGGCTCTGTTGGTTTTGTACAGGCATATGACCGTGGCGCAAGTGCATTTAGAGATTTAAGCCTAAACAATGCAATGACCATTAAAAGCACAGGGTACATAGAGGCAGTAAGCGCATCACAAGTTCGCTTAACTTTAGGTAGCGAGGGAACGGCAGGAACAAACAATGCAAACTGGATTAGAGGTAATGGAACAAGCTTAGGTTTTAATTCTGCCTCTGGTGGTTTTCAATTCGAAGTTGGCGGCACAGAGCGGTTGCGTATTAGTGGAGGCGGTAGTGTTGGAATTGGTATTTTGCCAGAAAACGCTTATAGTAGTTATACCGCTTTAGAATTAGGTCGTTCTGGTTCAATATATGCCAATGGAGGTGCTGACGATGTTAATATAGGTAATAACTTCTATTTAGCATCTGATGGTAATTGGAGAGCTAAAAATACAGAAATGGGTTCTTTACTTCAATTTAATGATGGAGATTTTCGTTTCTTTACTGCGCCTAGTACAACAGCAGACACTAATATTTCTTGGACAGAAAAAGTACGGTTTCAAAATACTGGAGGTATATCATTCAATGGAGATACTGCTGCTGACAATGCTCTCGACGATTATGAACAGGGAACTTTTACTCCATTACTTTCTGGTGCAAGACCAAGTGGCGGTAATCCAACTTATAATGTTCAACTAGGTTTATACACCAAAATTGGTAATATGGTTGAATTTAATATATGTGTTTCTTGTGTAGCTAGTAGTCTTGAAGTTCAAGCTAATGATCTTGTAATAACAGGACTTCCTTTTACTAATTTAGCTTCTTCAAGTCCAACAGGTCAAAACTTTCCGACTCCAACTGTTTGGCCTCAAGCTGGAATAAATAACACATCAACAACTCAAGGATATGGTGCTTTAATTGCCAACAATTCTACTAATATTACAATATATGGTCATGTTAGCGGAACAGGTTACAACTACGTCAATGTAAAATACAATCAACTATCAACATCAAGTGCTAATAATAGTTTTCAAATAAGAATTACTGGAACTTACAGAACGGCATCATAACACCCCAGTTGAAAGGAAACTAAAAAATGACCAGAGCTAGAGACCTTGCAAACATTGCAGATGGGGACATCACAGGCACATTAACGCTTGATGGCTTGACTGTTGCAGGCAACGTATCGGTTGATAGCGGTACAATAAAGCTCGATGGGAATTACCCCACTGGTACAAGAAATGTAGCTTTAGGTGATGAAGCGTTAATAGCAACTGAATCTGGTAGTGGCTATAGTGTGGCAGTAGGTACTTACTCTTTAAGGGCTAACACAACGGGTACACATAATTCTTCTGTTGGTTATGCCTCACTAGATGCAAACACTACAGGAGCCGGTAATACTGCGCTAGGTAGCTTTGCTTTAAGCGGCAACACCACCGCAAGCAACAATACGGCAGTTGGGTATCAGTCTGCTTTTTCAGCTACTACTGCGACAGGTCTTGTTATTGTTGGGCGTGAGGCAGGAAAACTTATAACCACAGGCTCAGAAAATACAGCAGTCGGTTATGATGCTATGCAAAAAACAACCACTGGGGCTAGTAATGTTGCTTTAGGATTTAGAAGTTTATTTTCCAACACCACCGCTAGTAACAACACAGCCTTGGGCTATCAGGCAGGGTATAGTAATACTACTGGTGATAAAAACGTAAGTCTGGGCGGTGCTTCTGGGTACGATAATACAACAGGTCGCTTAAACACTTTTGTTGGGTATAACTCTGGAGCAAACAATACCACTGCAAATAGTAATACTTTTATGGGTGAGAGTGCAGGGTTTACCAACACTACTGGACAATACAACACCGCTATCGGTCAGGCAGCTTTAGTATTCAACACCACCTCATCCAACAACACGGCTGTTGGGTATCAGGCAGCATACTCTCAAACTTCTCCGGGAAATCCTAATACCGCTATTGGAGCTAAGGCAGGGTATTCGACTACAACTGGAACAGGAAACGTTTCTGTTGGCTATCAAGCTTTAGAAGCTAACACTACCGCATCTAACCACGTTGCATTGGGGTATCAATCATTACAAGCCAACACTACAGGGGGTAGCAATACAGGGCTTGGTCAAAGAAGTTTATACAGTAACACTACAGGGGGTAGCAATACAGCCGTTGGACGCCAAGCACTCAACAGCAACACCACCGCAAATGAGAATACATCCGTTGGGTATCAGTCTATGTATTCAACAACTACTGGCGGTGAAAACGTTGCGCTAGGTACGTACGCTCTTTATCCAGCAACTACTGGGTATCATAATGTAGCCGTGGGTTATAACTCAGGGGGAGGAATGACCACGGGTGCTGCCAATACTATTGTGGGTCATAGGGCATTACAGGCAAATACCACTGCAAATTACAACACAGCAGTTGGATATAATGCAGGGTATAGTAATGTTACTGGGACGTATAATGCTTTTATTGGTAACTCAGCAGGATACTACACAACTGGCACTAGAAACACATTTTTAGGCTCAGATGCGGGTGGGCTTGTGACCACTGGCCAAAAGAACATTATTATTGGACGCTTTAACGGTCACCAACACGGCCTAGACATCCGCACAGGAAGCAACAACATCGTGCTAAGTGATGGGGATGGTAATCCAAGGCAGCGAATTGATAGTTCTGGGAGTGTTTACTGGAATACTACAAGTGCTAATAATTATAATATTTCTTCTGGTAACGGAAGCTTAGTTTACAGAAATGATGATGGCAACTCAGGCGGCTCTATAATTCTAGCAAATAATGCTGACAGAGGTTGGTCTAATATTTACCTCAATAAAATATCTTATTCCAGTGGAGATGATAATAGATTTATAAATTTTAATGTAAATGGCAGTGCCAAAGGTTATATTAGGTGTAACGCTGCAGGAACGGCTACGGAATTTCAAACAAGTTCTGATCGTAGATTGAAAGAAAACATTCAAGACTTAACTAATGGCATTGAAACAGTTAAAAAGCTACGTCCTCGTACATTTGAGTGGATAACTAATGAAAATGCTACTTTTCCATCACACGGTTTTATTGCTGATGAAGCGGATAATGTTGTACCAGAGTTAGTAAATGGTAAAGCAAGTGCGGTGGATGATGATGGCAACCCTGTTTATCAAAGTATGGAATATTCTAAATTAGTTCCTGTTTTAACCTCTGCACTAAAAGAAGCCATCACTAAAATAGAAACACTCGAAACCAAAGTCGCAGCATTAGAAGGAAACTAAACAAATGTCTGATGAAATAACTAAAGAAGAAATCGCACAACACTATACAGCGATGGGTCACTCAGTTGATCTGCTTAACGCAGGAAAGCCCTCTGACATGGAAGACGCTGACTGGACTGACATGAAGTCAAGCAATGTTGAGCATTTAGAACTAATGAAAGCGAAAGACTTCTGGACTTCAGAAGATATGAGCGCAGTAGATAAAGCTATTGCAGATAATAAGTAACTTAGAAAGGAAATCAAAATGGTAGAGAAAAAAACACAAACCATTACGGTAAACGGTACTGACTACACTGAAGATCAACTTACAGATCAACAAAAGGTTATGGTCAACC